TGATTTTTACTATCTTTCATCTTATCTATTTTTAAGAGTTAAGTTTAATATTGTAATTAAATAAAAGTGTCTTGATAAATCTACTTCAAGAGCAAATATATCTAAAGAGGATATTCTTATTCTAATAATTACTTTATCCCACTGTTTAGCTATTGCTGTCCAACTGTTTCTAAATTTCATTATGCTTCATTTTTACTGATTGTACCTTTTGCATCTAATAAAATTTTACGGACTGATGCTGGTTGTGCAACTTTCCATGCTGTTCTTCTTGCTTGATGCAATCTTGATTTTAATATTCTTGATACTGATACTGAGTTTCCTTGGTTTCCACCAAGCACATGGTAACAGTCTTTATCTTCTCCTACATAAAGTCCTACATGACCACCACCATCTCTCTTAAATGTAAGTACATCTCCTAACATAGGTTCAGTTACCTTAGTACCATATTTAGCCCAATTAAGAGCCCAAAGAGGTTTATCTACAACATCTAAACCGGCTTTGTGAGCACAGTATGCAATAAATAAACCACACCAAGGAATTTCATCTGCAGTGTAGACTTTATCTAATTCAAGTTCTTTAGCCCATTCTAAGATTACTGGATTGTGTTTTTTACCTACAACTTCTTTGGTTCCAATAAGCTTTACGGCTTGAACTAATATCTTTGGAGACTTTTCTTCTTGTAAAAAACTATAACTCATATTCAGTTTTTTATATCTTTATATGTATCAGAGACTTTCTCAATACCTCCTCTTATGTTCTTAACTACTTTAAGTACTGATTTAAATATATTATTTCCTGTAAGATCAAACCAGTTTTCATTTATAGAAGATAACTCTATTATAGCAAATATATAAAGAAGAATGTTTGTAAAGAAAGCTTTTGTAGGAATTATAATCTCATATCCGGTTGCTTTTAGAATAGACTGTAGAAATGGTGTAAAACCAAAATAATCTAATGGAAAAACAGCTAAAGCAAGAATATAGTAACCGGCACCCTTAAAGATATATCCTCTTCTTAACAACTTAGATTTAAAAACATCTTTATACTTTTTATTTTCTTGGCAAGCAATCTTCTTAAGTGATATAAGTTTAACTATTGTGTCTACAAAGATTACAGACATTAATAGAATTGCACTTAATTCTATTGGAGAAAAGAAAGAGAATAGAGACAAAATAAAGAGAGTTGTTTTAGCTTTCATGGTAGTCTTCTTGAAATCAATTTAAATAAAATATAGATTAACAAGATGAATAACACAATGCCTCCAACATAAGCAAGAAAGATCACCCAACTAGGGATATATTTAATTCTTTCTGGCTTAGAAGTTTTAGTGACTACTTTAGTGTGATATACATCTTTGCCTTTAATTACTTTAACAATTGTGTCAGCAGTAGCTTTTGAAGTATACACATTATTCTGGAGTTTGGTTTGTAAGCTTAATATCTTACCATCCTTATCTCTTAAAACTCCATTAAGTTTAGATAATACATTACCTAGGGAATCACAATATAGTGTATCCTGGATATATAGTGTTTCTCCCGGTATAGTTATTGTTGTGTCTTTATATTCAATGATTCTTTCAGTGCTGTCTTTCTGTGTACACAACGGACAGTATTTAGCTAGTCTTTTCTCTAATGAACAAGAAGTAACTGAAACAATTAGAATTAGATATAAAAAATACTTCATATCTATAATATACAAAAAATATTACAACTTTCCTAGCATATACTTCTCAGCATTTTTAACTGTTTCATCTGCTGCAAGCATTATCTTAAGTATTTTATCATCAATGTGTTTAGGATGTACATACCAGTCTTCATAAGCACTTGTTTCATTAGGTGCAATATTACTTGCTACAAGTACATAACCTTTTGATAAGAGATAATTTCTACCTAGTTCTCTATAAGATCTTGTAATATCTGCATAGTAGTCATGTTCAAATGTAATTACTCCAAATGTACACTGCTCAAATGGAATCATCTTGAGAATTTCAAATGTTGTACTAGGTGGTTCACAGTCTACTTGTAAGTAGTCAATATGACCTTTAAGAATACTGTAATCAAATTTAGTAGCATCTATTAGTGTAGCTTTGTTCTTACGTACTGTATTGAACTTAGTTACTTCTTCTTCTTTAATTTCCAGAGATGTGCCAGTCCAACCAAATTCTTCTAACAATGCTGAGTTACTACCGTAGTATGGATCTGCTGCACCAATCTCAAAGTATTTACCATTTCTTTTACCATTAAGCATTGTTAGTACAAACATGTCTTGGTATGTTTGAGAATAGTTCTTTTCAATATTTTCTGCTCCCGGAAACTTATATCTTAATTGATCATAGAATCCTTTATGGTATCTAAGGAATGGATCTGGTCCAGAACCAAGAGAAGTAATATTAGATTGTACCAATTTTTGGTACCTTTCAGATAAAGCCTTAGCATTATCAGCAAGGTATGCAAATATATCTCTGGATTCTTTACCTCTACCGATATGCCAAGCAGCAACTGCTTTTTGGAATATAAGTTCCCAATAATTAGTACCTCCTACATTTGTAAAAATTAATCCTTGAATTGCAGCTGAATATGCCTGATGATAGTTTTTTAATTGTTCATGATATTCACTCAAGAGTAAATATGCATCCGGTCTTGTTGGTTCAAATGCAATAGCATTTTGCCATAAACCTAACTCAGTTACTTTTCTTCTACCTAGTGCAGATAAAGACTTAGCAACCATAATTAATGAGTCATAAGTTATATCATCAATTTTACTATACTCTGCAGCTCTTAAAAAGAAAGATAATGCAGATGCATAGTGTCCTGTTGTAAAATAAAATGTACCCATGTCAAATGATTTTGATGCATTATATGGGTCATTAATAAACTGTTCTAACTTATATGGAGTAACTCCTTTAGAAATAGGTTTAACTTCTGTTTCTGGTATTTCACAAATTAGATTAAAGACTGTAACAGGTAATTTTAAAATAAAGGCTGTAGAATCCTGAAAACCAAACGGGATAATAAAACTATCACCATCATATGCTAAACCACAGGAGAACTCAATATTTCCTGTCATAAACTTAAACTCTGGAGAGTAATGAACTATCTTCCATTCTTTATCCCACACAATAAATCTGTGGTAATAGTGAGCATCTTTTTTTCCTTGTTCATTAAACCATAGATCTACTTCATGTGTAAGAGCAACATAGTAATCTCCATATGTAATAACTTGTGATCCTCCTCTAATGTCTCTTGGAAATGTAACATCTTGTTCTATAATATAAACAGTTTCTGATGTTCCTTTTTTAGGATTTACTTTTACTATCTCAGTAGGATTTGTCCACTTAACATAATGAAATGGCATGTCAAGAATAGGCATCCAGTTCTTTTCACAATAAGAATGTGTTGGTGGTTCTATTCTATATCTTTCTGTTTCTATAGATCCAGTGTCTATTAAAGATAATTCTATTCTACCTTCACCATCTGGTTTAGTATCTCTACGTACACCTGTAAGATATAAATTATCTTTCCAAAATACTACTCTTGCATCTTCTAGACCAATAAATTCCCAGACTGGAGTCACATCTAATTTAGATGTATCAACTTTTTGAAACTTATCAATTGCTAGAGTATTAGGATCTAACTGACATAAGTAGTTAGTTGTTCTAAGAGTTACATCATCTTCTGGGTTAAGATATGCTAAAGGTCCCCAAGGTGTTTGATATTTTTGTTCATTTTCACTATGATATAGGGCATATTGAACATGTCTTAAATTTAAGACATAGTGACCATCTATAAAAAGTAAAGAAGGATTGGTAAGACCTAATCCTTCTGTAGTAGTAGATGGTAAAATAAGATAGTTAACAGACCCTCCATTTTGAAGAGCTAACTGACATAAGTTATTCATTTGTTGTTGGTTTTACAACAAATATATGAAATATTTAATTAATTAGGTGTAGGTCCTGGTGCAACCCATGGTGGTGTTAGTGTTACATCAATAGGATTAATTTGCAAATTAATATTTTCTTGAAGAGACGCAGTCATTGTTGTAACATCTAATTCTTGTTCTAACCAACCAACTACTTGAGCTTCTGTTAGATCTGCATAAGGAGTGAATGTTTGTGGATCAGGCATACCAACTGCTGTAGCACCATAAATCTCTGCAAAATAATTTTTGCCATTATTAATTTCATTACCTTGAAATCTCCAATGTACTGTGATGACCACATCACTCATATCACCTTCTTGAACTTTACAGTCCATAGCTGAAATTACCCAATTAGTTATCATTTTTTCTCTTCTTTAACAAGTTCTTGTTCCTGTGGTTTTAATACTCTTATTGCTTCTAGAATTGTAGAAACTTCTTGCAAGTTATATGTCCCTTTTACATTTGCTACATTTATTGCATCTACAATTACTTGGTGTGCTTGATCTGGTGTCATGATAAAAATTATTTGATTTTATAAAAGTAATAAAAAATTTATAAATTGTAACTATCTGCCACAAGGTCCATATTGACTCCAACTTTGAACACCATCCCAAAAAAATATCATTCTTCCATCTGAATAATATCCAGCAATAGCAAAAACACTTCCACAACCACCTGATATATAAAGTAATTGATTACTTTCATCAAAATCATAAGGTAATAAAGGATTACTGCAAGCACTTTCTGGAGGTGTTCTTCTACCATCAGAATATCCAAATTCATAATTTGTACATGTTGGTCCAGGAGGAGATACTTGAGATCCACTTACATTAACAATGGAAGATTTATTAACTCCAGAAATAGTATTAATATTTGCCCAATTTGTAGTATTTATTTTAGTAATTGCCATATTATAAGCCTATCCAAGTATTATCTGGGTCAAATCTAATTACTACCACATCAGTATTGTCATATATATTATGACCAATAAGTCTTACGTACTCTCCTGTACCAGAGGGAGCGGTTTCAGTTACATTCCCTGCTGTTGTAGAAATATATAAAGGAGATCCTGGAGTTGAAGTCCCAAGTTGTCCATGGTATGTTGTAGAAACTTGTCCTTCTAGTAACACAGATAATTCTCCTGCGTTTGCTCCAACTTGACTTAAACAAATGCCCAGTAAGAATGCTGAGTTGGTAGTGGTAGCATCAGCTGGTTCCCAAGTGTTATTACTTCTTAAAGCAATTAACATACCAGGAAATAAGTTTGAACTACCAGCAGTTTGTTGAGTTAAAACATCTCCATTGTATCTTACATCTGCCCAACCGTCAAGAGTTGTTCCGTTATTTACAGAAGAAACTCCTTCATCTGCTATTGCAGTTGTTGCTGTAATATCTTCACCGCCAGCATAAAATGTGTTTATACCGTTCCAATAAAATTTACCACTAGTAGCATTGATAAAAGATGATATATAAACACTACCATCAACATGCAATGTAGTTGAAGGACTTGTAGTACCAATACCAACATTACCAGCTGGGGTAATAGTCATTCTAGTTAATGCGTTGGTGAAGAAGTTTATGTTACCTGTTGTTGCTGAATTATAAATTCCCAAATCACCATTAGCATTTTGCTGGTAGATGCTAGCAACACCTTGAGAAGCGTTTTTAAATATTATACTAGAAAGAGCTGAGGATCCTGTATTAATGTTTTCTAAATATAAGCTTGGAGCAAATGAATTATCACTT